CTAAATGATGATACAATTGAAGATCAAGAATTTGAGGATGAATTGAAAAGTTTACAAAAAGATTTAAGAGAATTGGTTCATACAATATTTGTTAAAGATCTTAAAATAAAACCTAAAAATAAACCCCTTGATAATTATCCTGAAGAATTTAAACAAGAATTAGATGGTAGACAAAAGAATACTCTTATTAAAAAATATATGCAAGGGATGGAAAAATTACTAGCCAGTAAAAAATATAAAGAAGAAGTTTCAGATATGATGTTTGATATGGTCGCGATTGGTGATTACGAATATAATGAAGTTGTCATGGAAAAAGTTAAACTACTAGCAATTTATGTTGTAAATCCAAACATAGATCATTCAGAAATTGGGAATCTCAAAAAGCAATTTAGAGTGCCTGTATATCCCAATACCTCTCGTTCACAATTGGAAAAGGTTCTTCAATCAATAAACAATTGATAAAAAGTTCTTGACATTGTGCCTATAATAGTATATAATACAACGATAAAATTAAATAAAGGATATTATGAATGAAAATAGAAAATGTGATCCAGCATTGGGTCAAAAAGTGCATGAGCATTTAGTTTCATTAGGTTTAGAAACTCCTGTAGTACCGGAGCGAAAAGATTTTGATTCTGAATTTGCTATTGAAAATATTAAAGGACATGTTGAAAATATTATGCGAGATCTGGGTTTAGATCTTACAGATGATTCATTGTGCGATACTCCAAAAAGGGTTGCGCAGATGTATGTTAATGAAATTTTTTGGGGTTTAGATTATAATAAATTTCCAAAGTGTACAAAGATTGCAAACTCAATGAATTATAGAGGATCTTTTGTTCTCGAAAGAAACATAAATGTTCAATCATATTGTGAACATCATTTTATCGTTATTGATGGTGTAGCATCTGTGGCGTATATTCCTCATGATGTTGTTTTAGGTCTTTCAAAATTAAATCGAATAGTTCAATTCTTTTCTAAAAGACCTCAGGTACAAGAAAGATTAACAGAACAAATACGAGCAACAATTGCATATGTTGCAGAAACAGAAGATGTCGCTGTTCAAATAGATGGTTTACACTTTTGTGTTAAATCTCGAGGTATACAAGACCTTCGATCTTCAACAGCAACATTTTCAGCATCCGGGCAATTCGAAGGAGGCGATGTACGCAGAGAATTCTTAGCTGGATGTAGATCTTTAATGAGTTAAATTTATATGGCTGTAAAAGTTTCCCACGAAATACCTCTTTCTTTAATAGACGAACACCAAGATTTTATAAGTGATTATATGTTCGTTTTATTACATAAAATTTTAGAAGATGAACAATACGCAAATACGGTATTAGATTTTTCTGATCACGGTGAAATAATATATTTGGATAATAGTTGTTTCGAATTGGGTGAATCATTAGATAATGAATTGTTGCATGAATGGTATCTACGAATAGAACCGGAATATGTTATATTACCAGATGTTTTAGGAGATAAGGATAAAACTATACAAAGAACTATGGAATTTGTAAAGAGTTATCCTCATGCTATTAGTGATGGCATGCCAGTTATTCAAGGAGCAACACCTGATGAAATGATTGAATGTTATAATGAATTTATTAATTATTCTGATGAATGGGCAATTATTGGTATTCCTTTTGTTTATCGCTGGGCTGATAAAGATCCAACTCTTCAAGCAAATGAAAGAATAAAATTACTTGAAAGAATGGATAGAGAATGTATTGATAGAAAATTTAAACATCATTTATTAGGAACTTGGCAAGCAAGGGAATTTGCTCATTACAGAGATTATAATTGGATTCATAGTGTAGATACTTCTAATCCTGTAATGGCTGCATTGGACGGAACTCCCTATGCCGGCGTTCATGGGTTAACACAAAAACCTAAATCTACATTTGATTCTGTTTATGAAATGAAAGAAGAAGATATTAATTTGGATCTTTTATATTATAATGTTGATACATTTAAACAAATTGTTGATGGTAAGTTTCCGGAAAGAAAATACCCGGAAAATTTAGATTATTTTAAATATTTTACATATTCAGGACCGTATGGCTAATAAGATAGATCCCGAACATTATCACAGTAATACTCAACTAGAAGCTATTGATGTTATAGAGGCTTTTGATTTAAATTTTCATCGCGGAAATGTTGTTAAGTATGTATTACGAGCTGGTAAGAAAACTGAAAAAGGTTATGAAAATAAAGATAAACAATTGGAAGATTTAAAAAAAGCAAAGTGGTATCTTGAAAGATTAATTAAAAACGTTAATGAAGGTTAATATGGATTTACGCGCGGCTAGAAGAGAGCTTCCAAAAATTAAAAATAATGTTGCTGTTATATTATCAGGTGGCATGGATAGTTCTATTGTTACGATGATGTTAGCTCGACATTATGGACCAGAAAAAGTATTTGCTTTAACTTTTAATTATGGTCAAAAACAAGCTATGGAATGTATGAAAGCTAAAGACTTATGTCGAGAATTGGGTGTATCCCAAAAGCAATTAGACATAGGATATTTTGGGCATTTAGTTCAACCCATTAGCGCAAACATATCTGGAAGTGATGTTGAGATGCCAACTATTAAAGATGTTTTAGGTGACCCTCAACCCCCAACATATGTTCCATTTAGAAATATGATGTTGTTAAGTAATGCATGCGCTTTTGCAGAAGTAGTAAAAGCAGAATATATATTTTGTGGGCTTCAAGTACATGATGAATATGGTTATTGGGATACGAGTCAAGCTTTTGTAGATGCATTAAATGGCATCACTGCTCTAAATAGAACATTTAAAACAGAAATCATAGCACCATTTTCTTTATTAAGTAAAACAGAAGAACTTAAAATTTGTAAAGAGTTAGGAACATTTAATTTATTAGAACACACCTTAACATGTTATGATCCGGACGTTGAAGGTCGTAGTTGTGGTAGGTGCCCTTCTTGTTCCGAAAGAATAAAAGCTTTTGCAAATATACAAGAAACAGATCCGATACCATATCAAGTAGGATATAAGAAAGGTGATTAATGTGTAGCATCTCTGCGAGTAAAGATAAAGAAGTTTTATTAAAATTAATAGAATTAAACAGATATAGAGGCGAAGAATCTCATTCAGCTACTCAATTTAAATATCATAAAGGAGAAGGGTTTCAAGTTAGAAGACAACAAAAATCTTACGGACCCTTTGATATAAAATTGTTAGAAAAAGATTGGGATTATTGTATAGTTCATCAACAAGCGCCTACATCTAAAGAAGTTAATAATACTGATTTAGCAACCGGAAGATTTATTCATCCAGCTCAAAATGAAAAATCTTTTTTATGGCATAACGGTATTATCAAAGAAGGAAAATTTGAAGGCGATTGGGATACAGAATGGTTATTTGATCTTGCATTGGAAGATTTGAAAAAAAGTCCTCTTAAAAGATTTAATGCTAGGTTAAGTGAAGCTGACGGCACATTCGCATGTATGATGTATCACGGTCATAGGATGTTCGTATTTCGCAATGAAATTAGTCCTTTGTTTAGTAATGGTTCTACTTTTTCTTCAACCAAGTTTGAAGATTCTATACCTGTTCCACCAAATACGATGTGGAGTTTGAATTTTGAAACAAGTGTTTTAGAAGAAAAGTGGAAATTTGAAACGAAAGAAAACCCTTATCATTTTGGAGAGTAATGTTTAAACATCCCGTGAATGCCTCTACCGAGGTAACTAATATTGATAAAAAAATGATTCAGCCTAATACTATTGATTTGCGAATTGATAAGGTTTGGCGAATAGGTGCAGGACCGATGCACATGGATGAAAAGAAAAAAGATCATAGAAAACGCATAGAACAAACAGTTGACGAAAATGGTAACTTTGTTCTTGAACATGGTGCGTGCTATGAAATTCAATCTAAACAACATGTAGATATAGCAGAAGGAGAAATAGCAATTCTTCTTGGTCGAAGTACATTTAATAGAAATGGCGTATTAATTGTAAGTTCAATATATGATTCAGGTTTTAAAGATTTTGCCGGCGCTACTATGTATAATATTGGTGGCGAAACAACAGTAAAACCAAAAACTCGATTCGCACATTTGATTATAGCTGAAGCCGAAACACTTCACAAATATGAAGGAGATTATGGCGAAAAAAGTTGATATTGATAAGAAAGATATAATTAAGATGCTATCTCCAGAAAAATTTAATATGGAGGTAAAAACTTTAGCTGATAAGATGCCCATAATGGAAGCTATATTATATTATTGCGAACAACACAAATTAGAATATGAAACCGCTGCCTCTTTGATTTCAACAGATCTTAAAAGGATGTTAAGAAAAGAAGCAGAAGATTTAAATTTTATTCAAACAACTTCCAAATTACCGATATGAGAGACAACAGATGTTCCAAAAAATTAAAAAGAGTTGGGAAGATATTTGGTTACCAAAATTACAAGAGGGTAAGACAAAAGTAGAATTAGAACGAGATAGAAAGTATGAATCTAGATGGGTTTGGTATCATACACTCCTTGTTGTTGAATTAGCCATAGCCAATATTCTTCTACTTATTATAGCAATAAAGATATGAATGAGTTTGAATGTTATAGTACTTACACAGCTTTAAAATTACATTTTACAACAGATTATGATTATTTTAAATATAATGGAAAATGTAATGTTACAGTAGATTCCTTTAATAAACGAAGAGAGAGATTTTTCTTTAAAAAATTATCGCGAGAATATAATAGTAAGGAATTAATAGATTTCTTAGTATCCAATTTTTCTAGCAATATAAATATGTGGATAGGTGATGCATTTGGAGAAAGGTGTGTATCAACTTATCGAGAATGGAAAAAACGTATTGAGAGTTTACAATATTGTTTCCGTTCTGACTGTACAAGTATCATGGATGACGACCCCAAAAATTTTGATAATTTATTTGAAATAGTTGATGGTCAACATCCTCCAATATTTCGTCATGTTTTATCGAAAAAAATAAATATTGAAACATTTATTATATTGGATGATATCTTGAACTTCATACCAAGATTTAATAAAGAGTTGCAGGATACAATAGTGTGGCCGGACTACTTTAAAATGTGTATGAAGTATAAACCTTTCTTTAATCACGATCTTAGTGAAAGTAAAAAGACTTTAAAAAAAGTACTTGAAATCCAATAAGATCTAAGTTATAATAATAGTTATATTATGACAGCGTGGACATAACGAAACAACAAAATAACAAAGCAGATATAAGGAGTATATATGTCGTTTGCAGATATGAAAAAGAAAAGAGGTTCCTCATTAAGCCGCCTCAGCGAAGAGCTTAATAAAATAAACAGTCCCCAAGTTGGTGTAGATGATAGATTCTGGAAAGCGGATCTAGATAAAGCTGGTAACGGTTATGCTGTTATTAGGTTTCTTCCTCCTGTTGAGGGAGAAGACATTCCATGGGTACGAGTTTTTAATCATGGTTTTCAAGGACCAGGTGGTTGGTATATTGAAAACAGTCTTACCACTAACGGCAAAAAAGATCCTGTTTCAGAGTATAATTCTAAACTTTGGGATACAGGTCTCGAAGCTAATAGAGATATTGTTCGTAAACAAAAAAGGCGTTTAACCTATTATACAAATATAATGGTTGTAGAAGACGCTAAGCGACCAGAAAATGAGGGGAAAGTATTCTTGTTTAAATTCGGAAAGAAAATTTTCGATAAAATCAATGATATGATGAATCCTCAATTTGAAGATGAGACTTCTGTTAATCCTTTTGATTTTTGGGAAGGTGCAAATTTTAAATTGAAAATTCGTAAAGTAGAAGGTTTTACTAATTACGATAAAGCTGAATTTGCTTCACCGTCTCCATTATTCGAAGATGATGAAAAAATGGAAGCTACTTGGAAGCAACAATATCCACTTCAAGAATTCCTCAAGCCGGAAAATTTTAAATCTTATGAAGAACTTCAAGCAAGACTTAATAAAGTTCTTGGTACTGGAGTTGACCCTAGTATGCAAAGAGCAGAAGAAACTATAATCGGTCCAGTGGACACGCCTCCGTTCGATAGTAATATGGATTCGGGGTCAGGAGAAGATTCTAGTAGTCTTTCTTACTTTGCTAAATTAGCCGACGAAGAATAATTCATTTAAATAGAGGGGTTCTTAGAATCCCTCTAGTTATTTCCTCTTTTTGATTGGATCTCGACGTGCATTCGCATCTGTTTGTGTAACTGTGGGCATTGTAAAATTTTGTGTATTGTTATTCTGATTAGATTGAATGAGGTTCCCTGATTGTGACGCTGATTTCGCATCTGCGAGCGCTGCTTTTTGTTTTTCCGCTTCTATTTCTTTTTCTCTAAGTTTTGCCCATTGATCCTCTCCCACTTTTGCGCGTATTTTAGCTCTCTCTTCCATTTCATCTGATAGTAACATGCCGGCAACTGTTGTATTGCCTTGTTTTATTAAACTCGCGCCCATCATTGTCATAATGTTATCCCAACTTAGGAAATTCATTAGCTTATCCCAAATATTGGATATTGCTTCTCCGAGATATGAAAATAAATTTTTAATACCGTTAAACAATGAAAAATTTCCATCGGCGTCTCTTAAATTTTCATCAATAAATTTTACTGCATTATCAAAACCCATTTTTTCTAATATCCAAGCGACGGCTTCACCTAAGAGATTTGGAATAAACATTAATACATCATCAAATATAGATTCTATTCCGGCCCCTATCGCTCCAGTAATTCCGCCTTCTTCATAACCTTTCATAACATTTGATATAACATCAAATGCAGAAAATAGAATCCCAATAGGTATAAAAATTCTACCGAAAATCTTACCGATTACTTTTACAACTTTTAATATTCCTTTTATTGGTTTCATCCAATCACCCAATGGAGAAACTATAGCTTTAAATGTTTTAGCAACTTTAGTGAAAACTCCTTCTGGACCAAATGCCGCGGCTGTTGAAGCCTTAATACTTTTAAACATTTCGGTCGGCTTAGCTAGAGAATCCGGACTTAAAAAACCCATAGTACCAAAACTTAATACATTTGTTAGTTTAAAAAATCCTTTCGTAATCTTCCACAAAGTTCCTAATACATTATCTATTCCAGTTAGGAAACCTGTTTTCATTTTCATTAAGGTACTGCCTTCATCAAACATTGGCATCTTAAAAAAGTTTCCCATTTTTCCACTAAAATTAGTTTTTGCTTTAGAAACAGCCTCACTTATATCATCACCTATGTTGAAAATTTTACCTTTCAATTTAGAAAACATGCCTTGTTTTTTTAATTCAACACCGTCAACGTCTGATGGATCTAATCCTAACATTTTTAATTGTTTAGCGAAGAAAGATTCTTTTGCAATTTTGCTAGCATCAACAGCGCCTTCGCCTATATCTAACATTTTAGATTGGGTTTTTAGGAATTTTATTTTATCAGCTTTTGATAAATCAGCGGCGTCATCAGCCCAGGCCAACATTTTAGATTGATCTTTTAGAAATTTGACTTTAGTTTTATCTATACCATCTGTATGTTCCGCCATCCATGATAACATTTTGGATTGCTTTTTCAAGAATTTGGCTTTATCTGTATCTGCTATACCTTCTGCCTGATCCGCCCACTTCAACATATTTTGTTGCATATTCAT